TCCCAAGCATCTCTTATTGTATTTCTTGAAGCTTGCTCTAACCCTTTTACCTTCATCCTAATGTCAGCATACTCTTCATATCCTAACAGTTCCTTTCCACTTAAGTTTTCTAATACATCTTGTTGGTAAAACGATTCTTCTAACAAAGATTCGTATTGTTCTTTTGTTAGTCTTTCACCTTTAATGTCAACTTTTGGTGCTTGTTTTAAAACTAATCCCCATCTATCTTTAATTGTTTTTAAAGCCGCACCTTTAATACCAGCTGTTCCAAAAACTTCATCTACTAAAGAGTTCACATTCACTTTATCAATAGCTAAATCTCTAGACGCTTTGTCTATAAATTCAACTATACTATTACCGTATATTTGTAACGCATCATACTTTTTAATTAACTTTAATTTTTCAGTTATAGCTCCTAAATTTTCCTTACCAGGCTTGCTAACTATTCGTTCAACAACAGGTATATAACCAGGATTTTCTTGAATCTGTCTAATTATATCGTTTGAGAAACTAACAGTTGGATCAACACCGATTTTATCTGCTATTTTATTAATAGCATTTTCACCCTCAATTAATATTTTTTCTGCTTCAGTTAGTCTTTTGCTTTCAACAAGAGCTGTAGATAAAGCATCTTTAGCTATCTTCTCTGCTAACAATGTACCTAAAGCTAGTCTACCTTCATTTGGTCTACTTACTTCATTAATAAGATAGTCTGCTATTTCTTTTGGCGTAGGATTTTTCTGTTTATATTTAGCTCGTTGAGAAGCTAAATCAGTTATACCCTCTTGTGCTGGAGCTTTTTTAGCTTCAGCAAAAGTATACTTACCAACCTCTTCATAAAATATATCCCATTTTCTAGCTCTTAACAACGCAGGATTTTCTTTATTTATTTTAAGAAGTTCTTTAGCTGCTTTGTTTTCTAAGAAATCTCTGTATTCACTTTTCTTACCAGCTTTAGGTATATTTTTTAATATATCTTTTTTAAGTTTTTCTTGTACTACTTGAACAAATCGTTTACCACCTCTTTCTCCTTTTCTCTTTCTTTGAAAAAAAGTATAATCACCTTTTTTAATATTTGGTAGTTGCTCTTTTACGATGTCAGCTACAACGTCCATTATTTCGGCTTGCTTTTCACCACTTAAGTTTACAACTTTTTTAGCTGTAGATGTAAGACGATCTTTTTTAGCGGCAGCATCTATTTTACCTTCAATACCACTTTCAGCTCCTCTTTCTTTTACAGCTCCAGCTTCTCCAGCAGCAACGTCTAGAGATTTGGTAAATTCTGTTTTCTTAAATTCTTTTATGATATCACCTCTTCTGAACCTGATTAAAGGATTCAAATAACCTATTAAACTATTGTTCTTCTCTGGATTAAACTTAATAAGTTCATTAGTTATTCTGTCTCTCATTTCACTATTAAACTCTTCCCAAGACTTACCAAATACATTATCACCAGCTAAATCTCCCTTGAACAGAGCATCTAATTTACCTTTATTTAAAGCTTCATAAGCTTTCTTAATACCAGTTTTATCCCACTGCTCTTTAGTCATTTTGTAGTTACCATCTACATCTCTACCACCTTCAACTAGTTCATTTACAATTTCATTTTGATCTGCTAACCTATTACCTTTATCTTTACCAAATTTCTTTACTAATTTACTTCTTTCTTTTGTGTTGAAATCTTCTGTTGCTTTGTTTTCAGCTTGAATTACTTCTTGTTTTTCAGCATTGATTTCTTTTAACTCATTAAGTAATTGCGCTTTCTTTTCGCCCTCAGCAGCTTTCCATTCTTTAGTTTTAGCAATAGCTTTATCTTGGATCTTTCTTACTTGATCAGACATTATGTCTTTAGAAGCAGCCATCTCAACTTTCTCTGCTGCTTTCGCTTCCTTAGGCACAAATTCCAATTTACCTTCAGTGTAACTACCGATAAAATTATATACATCTTTACCGTTTTTGAATTTAGCTTTTTTAAATGGAGTATGTCTATTTATTAAATTACTAATGCTGTTTCCAATGTTTAAATAAGAAGCATTCTTCTTCGGTGACCAATTAATAGAACCATCTCCAATAGCATCATTCAAAGCATTGAAAAATTCTTTCTCTACGTTTTGAGCTTGTTGATCCATTTTCATTTGAACCGCTACAAGTTCATCATAGGTTAATTGTTTTTTAAAGTCTTTTACCAATCTACTTAATATAGCTGGATCTCTAAAATAAGGATCTAATAAAGCATGTAATACCTCATGTGTTCCAATTGTGATCTTATTAACTTCTCTAGCTCTTTGAAGATCTATAAATATTCTACCATCTCCATCAAGAAAAAATCCAGTAGCTCCTTCAGCTTTCACACCAGCTTCTTTTGCAGCTGCCTGAAATTGCTCTGTAGTTTCGAAAGTTTGATATTTGTCTTGAACGATCTTCTTAGCTTTATCTAAAGAAATACCATCTCTCTTGCTAATGTACTCAGCATAAATATCTTTAGAGGCTTCGATGTCTTCTAATCTTCTTGTCTCGTTGTATGCTAAGTTTTCTACTTCTAACTCTGGTAGTCTTTCTTTTATTTCAGTTAAACGTCTTTCAGCTTGACTAAGTGTAAGCGCTTTAGTAAACTGCTCGCCGTTCTTTTTTATATCAGAAATAGTTTCTTCAAGATTAGTAGCTTCTTGTTGTAATTCAAAAAGTTCTTTACGATGTTCTGTTCCTCTTTTGAATCCAGCGTTGTCTGCGTCAATAGACATTGCTTGGTATTTCTGTTTAATAGCCTTAGAAAAGGAATTTGCTTCTGCAGCTGTTAAATTAGTATTCTCGATAAGAGCTTGCTCTATCATAGTCTCAGGAACTTTGTCAATAAAGTTTATTTGCTCTTCAGAAAACTCTATTTTAGCTTGAGGATTATTGTTTAGTTGATCAGCGTATTGAAGTACTAATTCTTTAGATTTTTCTTGATATTGATTAAAAGTATTTTTACCATCCTGCTGAAGTTCTATTAACTTTTGAGTGGCTCTAACCTGTAGATCAGAATTTAATTTCTTAAAATCATTTCTAATAGCATCCATTTCTATAGCAGCTTGAGTCTCTATAAGCTCACCACCTGTGACAGGATCAAAATCATCAGGATATTTTTCTTGTACCTCCTTATAAGCTTTTTCCTCTGCAACTCTCAAGTCATTCTCAGTTGCATTTTTATTTTTAATTTTATATTTTTTAGCTATATTTACAACTTCAGTACTTCCGCTATAACCACGTATTTCATTCATTAAGTTTCTACCGAACTCTCTATACATCGGAGGAACGTTAATAGCATGATTAAAATAACCGGTTAACATCATTTGAGTAAACAATACACTAGCTTTTTCTAAGTCTGTTATCTCTCCAAAAGTTTCAGCATCTAAATTCCCTTGAACAACAGCTGCGTCAAATAGTTCTACAGCTAAAGCTACAGCTGTTCCACCACCAGCTTGAACACCCTGTCTTACTCCTCCTTTTAAAATTAAACTAGGAAGTTGTTTCATGCTTATTAAACCTTTAGCATCACCCTTCATTATAGGTGCTAAAAGCTTAGAGTTCATTAAATACTTCATTTGTGGATTCATGAAACCAAAACCAGCCATAATACTCAAAGGCATTCCATGACCGCCTATAGATTTGTCAATACTATTGTATATTGATCCAGCGCCTATCTCAGTCCCAACAGCGGCTAACGTTTCTATTCCCCAAGATAAAGCTTTTGATTCGGCTATAATAATATCTTTAGCAGCTAGTTGAGCCATTGGAGAGCCTTCTAAAGCAAGACCTTCTTTTACAAAAGCTCTACCAAGCATTGTTCTTTGACCGCCAAACAGCCATTTCATAGCGCCAGCAGTTGGTCGTTTAGTTAATGCCATAACAGCTATCATTAAAGCAAAATCAGTCATACCACCAGAAACCATATCTACCCATCTATCTTCAGCTCTTTCTTTTAATTCATCTGGTATATTATAACCTAAATCAGTCATCACGCCTTCCCAGTTTTTTACTTCTTTGTTTGCTGTAACGACATTTCTTTCACCATAAATCTTGCTTAAGAAAGCTGCCCCAGCAGTGTCAAACCAACCGGTTTCTTCCATTGTAGCTGGATCGTAGTTATATTCAATAGCTTTTGTTAATGTTAAAAACTTCGCTAACTTGTTGTTATACAGTTCAGTAAATTCGTCTTTATCTGGTAGAAAAGAAAGTCTATAAGGTAATCTTTCACCTGGTTTACCATACTCAGACATTCTAATTAAATCTTCTTCAAAAGTAAAATCTTCATCTACCCCATCTTTTCCAAACCATGTTCTATATTCTCTTTCTCCAGTTTCAAATAATAAATCACCTAAATCAAATCCACTTATTCTTCTATATACACCACCTTGAGTATAAGCTCTATTAAGGGCGTGAATTTCATATAGTATTTTATTTCTTTGTTCTTTTAGCTGCTCTATATCTGTCTTGCCTTCTTTAGCGTCTTCTAGTATCTGTTGGTTTTCAGGATTGTTTTTATAATTTTGATTTAAAAAAGCTTCAGTCTCCTCATTGTATAATTTATCACCAACACCAGCATCACCACCTTTTCCAATAATAGCCTCCCATTTTAGATCATACATTAGCTTAGCGCTTTTTGTTTCAAAGTCATCAGGCCCTTTTGTTTTTAATAAATCTAAATATTTGTTTTTAGCAATAGTCAACTGGTCAAACTCTTGAGATACATACATGGATGTAACTTTTTCAGCATTTAAATTACCTGTTATCTCTGTTGCTAGTTTTATTTTTTCATTATCAGTAGCTGTGTTTAAGTCTATATCGTAAAACGTTTTAAAATACGCAGCATTTTTCGGATTTCTCATGTCCGTTAACACAGATTCTATATCTTCTTTCCTCCAAACATCAGCTTCATGATTTATCCATTCCTGTCTAGTTTCATTTATTGTGTCTTCGTCCTTTACATAACCGTTTTTAATAACCTGTCCACCGATTCCAGTTTCAGTATTGTAACCAGAATATACTTTATAAGGGTCGTTTTTATCTTCGTCACCACTCTCCCAATACCAACTCCAAACATTAAAGTTATAATGCTTATCAGATCCATCATTAAATTGCTCTAATTCTTCCTTATCAATAAAACCTTTTGAATAAGCGCTAGCGGTTTCCTCTTGAACATTAAAAGTCTCTTGTAATCTTTCTAATTCCCCTTCCTTTTTTTCATTAACAAACTCAGTCCAACTAGGATCTTGAGGTGAACTATCATAAACAGAACTCGCCCAATCGTTAATATTTTGCGGATCAGATTTTGGATTAATTTTATCACCAACCTGTAATTGACCATTCTCATCAACCCAAGCATTTTGAATTTGACTATCTTCTAAGCGATTGACTTGCTCAATAATAAAAAAATTATTTTTCTGCTTACCTTGTGATATTAGATTTTCTCTTTCCTGTTGAAGATTAGAAGCTATTTTGTTGTTGTAATATTCATTCCATTCGCTGTCTATCTGCATTTGTTTTGAGTTGCCTGTCATTGGGTCAACGGACAAACCTTGTTGCATTCTTTCAACATTCGATTTTGCTCTAGCTTTTTCAGCAATATTAAGACTTTCAGCGTCAGCTTGCGCTTGTTGCTTTAATCTAGTTTCAACTGGAACACTAGCAATCTTTTCTTCATCAACTCCAACTCTTCCTTGAAAATCATAAATAGCAGCTCTTTTTCCTTCTTTCTCCATTTCATCAAATGAAGATTCTATGGCTCCTGAGTTTCTCGCTAAAAACGATTCAACTTGATCCTGACGTACGTCGTAATATTTACCATCTGAAGTTTTATAAATTGGCATATTTAATTATGTTTTATTAATTGTCAAGAAAATCTCTTATTAACTGATTCTTGTTTAGCTTTATTATTTCACCAAGATTATCTTCGTGATCTTTTATCTTAACAATGCTAGAAACTTTATTTATGTCATTTAACTCATCAACTCTTGCTTGTATAGTATCTACCTCGCCTTGAATTTCTGGATTTCCTCCACTATCCTCAAGCTCTTTTTGTTTTTCAGCAAGCCTTGATTTTTCTTTTGCAAGCGCTTCTTCAGCTGTGTTAATTGTGTAACCTTTTCCTCTTGCGTCTAGTTCATCATTTATTTGTTGTATTTTATCGGGATCATAATTTATTGTACCATCATCAGCAATAATATAATTTACAGCAGCTTGCATTTCTTTATTAGACGCTTTAATATTCTTTACTAAAGGTGAATCAGCTTTTGCAATATGAGTGCTTTTAACTTGATCTATTTCGAATGGACTTAGCATACCGTTTTTAAAATCAGTAATATATGTTTTTAGCAATTTCTCAAAAAACTCCCCTTGCTTTATAGCTGCTTTATTTTTTCCTGGCTTACCACCTGGGATCTTAGCTGCGTCTGTGTTATAAATATAGTCTTCAGTTAGATCTACAGAGTTTCCACTACCATCATCAAATGTATATTCACTGGGATCGAATTGGTGAGCATATTTATCAACAAGAACACCAAATATATTTTTAGCATCTTTATCTATCATTATAGAACTGTGGAATAAATCAGTGCTTTCGTCCATAGCTTTAATAAAATCAGCGTTTCTCCCCTCAAAGTGTAGATACGTTGTAGTTCTTTTTCCGTTAGCTTTAGTTAGTGTTTCATTGTCATAACTTACGAGATCTTTTAACACGTCCACAGTAGGTTTTAGTTTAGCTGTAACATCTGGAATTGTTTGAACTAACTGGTTCGCGTTTTCACCAGCTACACTTTCAAGGAAAAATTCTCTAGCGTTTAACTTAATGTAGTTATACTGAACTCCTTCCTGTTCTTCATCTATATCAACAAATTCACCTTTTTTATTCGTCATAGGAAATTCGAATACTAACGTTCCCGCCTCTTCATCATAATACTGTTCAATTTCTTTACCACCATTTTTAGCGTTAAAATACAATGATAGCAATCTTTGATCTTGCTGATTTAAATCTACATAACCTTTTTCTAAATAAGGTTGACTGAAAGCGTCATCCATTGTTTGAAGAAAAGAGTTGAATGAACCAGTTATTTCTTGATATTGTTTAGGTACTCTCATCAATTCATTTAACTTATTTCTAGCCGCAACAGCATCGTGCACTTCTTCATATTTAATCTCACCTTTTTTCTTCCCGTGCTTATATCTTTTTACCGCTCCTTTTCTATTTGTTTTCTCCTGTTTAACATAATACTCACCTCTATTTAATTTATTAGCTGTTTCGTAGTATTCTCTACCAATACGAATTAGCTCTGCTTGCTTATCATCTTCAAATTTCTGAAAATCAAATTCACCGATATCAAACAATTTGTCAGCAAATTGATCGTATAACCTAGTGTTTGCGTCTAAAATAGCTTGATTATCCGCTCTTCTTTGAATCGCTCTTTCCATTATTAGGTTCAAATTCTGACTAATAGTTTGATTAATAGTACTTTGTGGACGTTGTATTATTCCAGGATTTTCGTAAGTTCCCATATTTACTTATATATTAATTAACCAATACCAGATGTCGCAACAGAAGTTACTGTATTAACCATTGTGTTTATAGAATCTTGGGTATTTTGACGTCTTTGCATTTCTTCAGCTAGATCGGCATTCATTAAACCTTGCTCTCTATTTAATTTTTGCAATTCCCTATCTTCTTGTTTCTCCCATTTCCATTCTTCTCCAGCCGCTTTAAGTTTACCAACTTCCATCGCTCCTTGTGCTCTTAATCTTTCGTTAGCAGCTTCTTGTTGTTCTATACTAGCAGATATACCAGCTTTACTTTTTAAAGCAGCTTGAGCTAAAGCTGTAGCACCACCTGCACCTGCGCCTGTTGCCATTAAGGTATCTAATGTATTAGCTAAAGCTACATCAGCCTCTTCCGCTTGAAATTCAGCAGCTTGAGTAGCAACCCCAATATTAGCATACTCATTTTTAATATTTTCATAAGGATTTATAAATTCCTGTCTTAAGCCTTCTAATCGTGTAATTTCTCTTTCGTGAGACTTCGCTTCATCTTTTGCGTCATTTGCTTTTTTATTCTGTATCGCGGCGTTTGTTGCAGATACAGCGGCTCCCACCGCGCCTGCTATTATTATCCCTGTTGCTACTCCCATATCATATAAGTTTTATCATTTCATGTGACGACTTTTCGTCAACATGCCAATCTAAGTTTTTGTGTGTGTTTATAAGACCTTTATTTCTTCCAATACTAAAGACATATTTATAATTCATACTCTTACACACGTTTTCTACTCCAGTTATTAACAACTCTACTGCGTTATTTCTATCACTCTCTCTGTAGTCAGGGTCAGATACAATCCACTCTAATAAAGCTCCTTTAGAGTTTGTTAAATATAAAAATCCAGCAACAATAGGTTTGTCGTTTTTTTCTACAATAAAACCACCTTTACCATTGTCTGGAAAAAAATCTTTAGGCATAACTGTCCATTCTGGCCATTTTTCCCACCAAGAAACTAAAGTTTCCCAGTCACTATCTTTAAGTCTTCTTATATTAAATTCCATTTTATTATATTAATATGATGATATTACATAATTCGACGCGACAGCAAATAACTCTTTAGCTCCACCTGAATCTGTTGTTTCATCTGTTCTAAGTGTAATAGTCAAATAATAACCTTTTACGCCACTCATCATTTCACCAAAAACCACTTCACCAATTCTACGTTGACTATTGTTTATCATGTTCGCTACATATCTGTTTTCTTTTCTATCAAACCCAGATCTATAAATCACACCATTATCAGTATATTTACCTTCATCATAACTCCTAATACGCTGAGCTGTATCATTATAAGATATGTATGTGCTACTTAAATCATCAAATTCTTGTGGGCTAGATATACCACTGTAACTTAAAGCTTCATCCAGAGCTTCCCAACCATTACTACCTTCATAACTAACAGTGTTAAAGTTTTTAGTTATTGATGGGTTTGGGTTAAATACTAGAGTTATACTAGAATAATCTTGATCAGCATTATACGTATTATAAAAGTTGTTTCTATCAACTGTTTGATCATTGTGTTTCCAAAGCTTACCATTATAAAAACTATAAAAATCTCCCCTTAAACTCTCCATGAACTGAGGTTTGTAAGTGTAGAAGCTAACCCAACCTCTAGATCCTTCGTCATAAACCAAGGTGTCATAAGTATTTCTATCTTGACTTATATTTGGAGGGTTGTTTTGTATTGATAGAGTGTATTGATCATTATAGTTATCGTAAGCACCTAGTATTCTATCTTTTTGATATATTACTATGTATATATCATCACTGTCTCTGTTGGATAAAGCGTTGTAAGATCCAACTGATATAGAGTTATTTAATTCAATAGCTGGGAATCCACCAAAATTAGCGACAAACATGGCGACTTCTGCCGGACTCTCAACTCCACTACTGTCAACTGTATTTAATATTTGAAACTCACCATTCACATAAAAACCTAAAGTAGCACCTGGTATAAGATCACATTCTTCAAGCTCAACAAAAGGAATTGGGTTTGAAAGTGGTCTAGGAAGACTCCAACCTGGTGCTATTTCATAAGGTATTAATATTCTTCTATAACCATCTAATATCTCTTGGAATTGATCTCTAAAATAATCCCTCATTCCATATTCAGATATTTCAGTTATACCATCCCTAGATAATCTAAGGACTTTGTTTCTATATCTATCAGTATAATACTTTCTAAATCCAAACACAGCGAAACTTTCTGGATTTTTACTTATACCATACTCTCCTAAATACGGAACAGTCTGCCCTATTACTTGACTTCCAGAAGTACTCATTGGTTTACCATCAGCAGCATAAACAGCGTCTTTGTCAATTAAAGATTTACTTGTTTTGTTCTCTTGAAATATAGTTAAATCTGTATTTTCAGCGTATAACTTTTGTATAGAACCTTGTAGTGGATCTAAACTTCTAGTTATTTCTTCACCTGATGGGAATTGATTAGTATTGTTAACACCTGTTCTAGAGTTATATATACCAGAATAAATTAATGAAGCATCTCTATTATCAGCTGATGTATCTTCCTCTTTCAAATATGCTCTTACTCCAAAGTCTACGCTAGTATTGTTAAATCCACCTCTTATTCTAGCTTCTTCTAAATAAAAGAAATAAGGTCTACCAGTTTCTGTTTGAGAATCTAACCAATCACCACCATTAAAAGGATAACTTGGATAGAAAGTTGGATTCCATGGTAAACCAGGCCAATCAGCTTCTTCAGCCAATTGAGTGGCTGAAGTAACCTTCTTTAACCAAAAAGAATTATAGTATTTTATTTTTAAAGAAAATGCCATCGTATTGTTTTATGAAGTAGGTAATTGACTTGTGATTATATAAGGACCAACAGTTATAGAACTTCTAACAAGTGTTGCTGTTTCTATTGCTTCAATAAGAAAATAATACTCGTTTTTAGCGGGATCAGAATTAAGCGTTATATTATCAATTTGTTCTAATCTCCATTTTTCTAGAGTACACAAGCTCAAATCGTTAGTTAAACTAAACTTATTATTTATAATAGCTCCAGTTCCATCAGTCACTTGCAATAGTGTTAGTGATCCTGGAGATGCAGTTTGAACAGATGTGAAACCTATTGGCGTTGCGGTATAAGGTGGTCCAACAAAATTAAATGGGGCGATACCAGTTTCACCAATGTCGTTAGGTACTATTATATCATAAGGTAAAGAGGTTGGCGTGCCAATTCCTTCTGCAAACTCAATGATAGGCCATTCACTTATATTACAATTAAGCCCAGCATTATCTGGTTCTCTTGCTAGCACAACCATAGCTTCGGTGAGATTAGTTCTAATATCTTGATTTAACTCTGTAATTACACCCGCTTGAGTAGATTCCCAGTATATATCTATTTGAGATTCGAACGGTTCTGTTTCGTATACCGATAAATTCGGTAGCATATTACCAGCACCACCTGTTCCTGTTGCGCCTATATTTATATCTTCAAATATTATCTTAGCAACTAGTGGATTCGTGTCGCCGTCTAATGCCCAACTACCATCTAAATTAAGGTCATTCTGCTTAGCTATAGTTACAACTTCATCAAAAATTGTTTGATTGTTTTTAGTGGAAAGTGAATTTGTGTTATATGGATAGAATTGCTTAACTTTTCTATATCCCTCACCTGCAAAGTTAGTGACTACGGCGCTAGCTGCACCTACGGTATAATTAACGCTTGTGGTTCTACCGTAAAGCTTAACACTAGAATTTTCTAAAGTATTTCTTTGAGCATTTTCAATAGCTAATTCTATTTCTTCATTTCTTCTATCAATTCTCGCTTGAGCTCTAGCTAGCGCTCTTTCAGCAGGAGTTCTTGTTGAGATTTCATCAGCAAAAAGACTTGCTGCAAACTCTTCTTGAGATGGTCTAATTTTTTTCTTAGCAGATCTAAACAGCGTTTGTTCAGGACCAACTTCTAATAAATCTCTTGGTATTTTATTTATATTATCTCCATGTATAACTAAATGACCTGTTGGATTAGAAGTAGTAGCTTCAGCAGCTACTCCACCAACGACATATCCGTTTAATATACCAGCTGCGTATACATTGTAGTACTCTTGCTCCTTTTGCTGAACAACTATTTTGTAACTAAACCATCCTAATGGATTGAATTCACTGTATATACCTGGGTAATTAGGGTCACTAGTTACTTCTGGAATTTCTTCAAAAAAGCTCATTTCTAAAATATCACCAACCCAATTTACTATATCTCCAGGATTAAAGAAACCAGGTGAACTTTCATATCCACCGCTAAAACTAGGAAAACTATCATTGTTAGATCCCTCTTTGTATGGATGAAATATTGTAGAAAAACCATCTTGAGCAGATGTTATAACACCAGACTGTCTACCATATATATCAGATAATACTATACCTACATCATAAGTTCTATTTTGTTTTAATGTATGATTAGGATATTCTATAGCGTCGTCATTATTTTTATCTGTTACACCAACTTGATAATTTAAAGATGAAGGATATGAGTGTTTATCAATAAAGTTTCCATAGATAACTCTATTCCCACTAACAGCTTGAGCTACAGCTTTAACTGGAGCTACGTCTGAAACTCTAACGATTTGACTGTTTGGTAGAGTTTTTATTGGAGTAGTGCTATTATATTGGTAACTTAAATTACCATTACCATCAATTAAAGTTGTTGAAGGTTTTACTATATCTACAACATCTAAAACCTCTACTACTTTAACAGCTGGTGAATTAGATTCTTTATAAAGTATCTCAACTTGTTTAACTTTGAAATCTGTGTCTACATTTGCCCATCCGCTCAGATTAGTTGTATTTGTTATTGGCGGTATTTTTAAAGTTATTTGAGTTACCTTGTTTTGCATGAACCTAACTTCAGTAGATCTAAAAGTATCTGATAGTGTATCTTTTTCTATTTCTATACTAGGACCATAGTTACCATCACTTCTTCTTATAAAGTAACCATCATCTTGAGGTATAAAAGCTATTTGACTAAATGGAGCTATTAAAGAATATTCATTACTTTCATATTTTAATCTATAACTAAATCTAACAAACTTGTCTTCTAAAAAGTCTTCGTCACCACTCCAATTAATATTTTTGTACGGATTACCAGTTGTATCATCTGGTAAGTATTCTCTTACAGTATCTAACATAGTACCCTCGCCATTATATATAAAAGATATTGGTAAAAATGGCGCATATCTAGCAACTGAAATATGTTCTTCTGCAAAATAATAACTATTGTCATTTATAGCTGTAGTAACATTTATTTTTCTAGGTTGATTCCTGTTATCTGTCCAAAACAATTGATCCTCTATTAGATCTATACCGTATATTTGATGTGTTTTTGAGAAGTTTAAGAAAGCACCTTCTACTATTATAGATCCCGTATTGGTGTTAAAATCATAAACACATATACAACATTTAACAGGAACTAAAACACCGCCAAGACTAGGAGAGTTATCATTTTCGTAACGTAAAGCACTTCTACTGAGTTGATCAGCAGAAGTATCAGTATAGTTAGTTATCATGACAAATATTCTATTATTGTCGATGTCTGCTATTTTACCTATGACTTCTAAGTTACAATCGTCAGATAAACCAAAGTCAGTGACTTCGATGTTGCCTAAAACATTTTCTAATGATCCAACATCCTCACCTTCAGACTTACTTACATTAATATTCTGAGCATCTCTGTATTCTCCAGACGGTAGTATTCTAGCGTCTAAGTCTTTATTCATTTTAGACTTAAGAAAGTTGTTCCTAACCTCTGCCATTAGTGTTTAATTATTTTAGATTTATTCCTGAACACTTGTGCTATCTCCTCTATTTTGATATTAGACAATCTAATCTTAGCATTCCTAAGAGCTGCTCTTCTGTCTTTTTTAAATCTATTAACTACATATTCAGGTGTGTTCATTCTAGTTGAAAGTATAGCGTGTGCTATATGCATGTATATAGCTTGTTCTGCAAATTTAGGTACTTTCATATCTTCATCAATAGCTAAACCATCTGATATATACTCAAGTATGATTAACTTATTAGCAAGATCGCTGCTAAAAGATATCTTCCCTAATCTTTCGTTTATTGTAAATTTACCGTTTATTTGTGCTTCTTCTGGTTGTAACCCGTATCTCTGGCCAAAATTGTATTGTTGGAAAGGATATCTATAATCATCAAAGTCGTCATACAGAGTATTATCTTCTGTTTTCCATCTTTCTTCAGTAATAGATTGCTGCGCTTCTAAATTGTCTTCTAAGTTGTCTTGGATTGGTACGCCTTCGTTATCTTGTATAGGTAACTCAGTAGGGTTAGAAGTTACTCTGGTTGGATATATAATGTGTTTAGCACCAGCACTATCTATCCAGGAACACTTAACATAATTAACGTAATCTTGTGGTAATATAACTGAAAGACTAGGAGGAACTGTCAATTCTTGAGACTTAATACTTTTTAAAGTATCATAGCTAAACTCTTGTAATCCACGCTGAGCGTGAAACATTACATCTGTTCTTTTAGCATCAGGTATTAATTTGTCTTTACCTATGTAAGCAACAATAAAGTTATTAATAACGTCATGTAAAGATATGTATTCATAACTACCATAGTTGTTGTTTATTGCTGGTTGATTTAATGTCACTATTACTTGATCACCGGCTGTTATATCAACAGCAAAGTCAATTCTATTAGCAATAGTAGTAGATAAAGTATAATCAGTAACCTCGGTTAATAAGGTTCCATTTTTAGTTACACTAAAGTTAGTGTTTGAAACGTTGACTATTGTACCTACTAGATTAGTATTAAAATCACACGTTAAAAAATCAACATCTGCCCCAGTGTGATTAAATACTTGTTGCCCTGAATAATATTGAGCATTAGTTTCGTTTAATAGTGCCATATATTAGGAGTTTTCTTGCATTGTTTCTTGTTGATCCATTCCAGCAGCACTTTGTACTATTTGTGGATCTCTTATTATAACACCGCTGTACATTAATATTTTTAAAATAACATCTGTTTGTTCAGTGTCGTGTAATTCAAAATCTTGTGAAGAACCAGGATCATAAACATATCCACCAGTACCGCCAGGATCTGGAACATAACCCCAAACTACATCTTTAGGTTTTCTAAGATAAGTAAAAGTAATATCTAACTCAGGGTAAGTAGTAATAGTGTTATTAGTTAAGATATATAATGGATATTTAGACGTAGGAGATGTTAACGGAGAGTTGTTAACATATAGTAGATCGTTAGGTTGTGTCTTTTGCACCTCAATGTTATTGTATATAACCGTACCTAACTTATAAAATTTGTTACCCGTGGGATTTATAGTTGTTATAATATTGACGGGACTAGCGGCTGTTGGTGATATTTCTTTAAATATAGCAATTTTTTCATCTATGTTTTTAAACCTATCACTGTATTCAGATTCGTTGTCTGGTATACGATATTGTTTATTTTCATACTCAAAATAACTTTCAAGTATATCTAATTGAACTTGTGTAGCTACCTTATTAAATTCAGTTGGTGTTATATAACCTCTCTGCTCTTTATTTAGTATTAGTAGTACAGTCTTGTATACATCATCTACATTAATTGCCATAATAATAGTTTAAAAAAAAAGGCGGCGTAATTGCCGCCTTTATATATATAGTTACATATTATTTGAGCTTTTTCTGTATAGATTTGAAAACTTCTACACCTTCATCTGTTTTGAAGAAAGCCGCCATAGCAGAGTATGGATTTTCATCAAACGGTATAGTCATTAACTTCTTACCATTACTTGCCCAAGTAAATGTTCTTTGATCTTGTGAAAGCTTTATAACATTTGCTTCAGTAGCTTTAATAGCTAAGTTTCTTAACTCAACATTCTCATCGTTAGCTAACTCTATAAATAGAGCTGGATTTCTTTTAGCAAATACAACTAAGTCTCTTTTTAGTTCTTTAGAACTTAAATCAGAAACTTTAGTGCCAACTTCAACTCTAAGTATCGCTTCCGCTTGATCAATATCCATATCCATAGCTGCATTCATAGCGTCAGCTTCTAAATATAACCAATCAAGTTCGTCAGTAGCTTCAACCACTTCGTCTCTTTCCTTATACAGTTTATTTCTATTCGGATGATATAGTGATAATAGTTTTTGAAGTTGAATATTTGACTTTGGTACAAAAAGAGTACCATCTTCAAATACTATTCTACCAAGAGTAACACTACCATCTTGTTCGTCAACAAAACAACTTTTTTGGTTTGTTGCGTACCTAAGTTCTCTATTATAACCTTTTTCTTCATCAAAATAAAGTAAAGGTTTTCTTGTTGAATGTTTAGATGATATAGTGAATGTTAAAGGAGATTTACTCCCTGTTAAATAATACATTCTATCTTTATACTCCCAAGTATCTTTTTTTACTTTAGGAGATTTTGTTTTTGTTTCTTCCATGATATAATATAATATAATTAAAAAATAAGACCCCACCTGAGTGGGATCTTAATTATTTTATCCTATAGCGATAGCTGGATATATTATAGCGCCAGCGCTATTTTCAAGCTGTGGAGCATTAAGAACGCTACAGTCTGATCCCTGAGCGGCAATTAATACAGGCTCCCAAGCAGCGTAAATATCCGCATCTGAAGGAATTGTAGCAGGTCCGGTAGCGGTATAAGTTAATGTCATTACGTCTAAATTTGTGTCAGCAGCGTCAAGTTGTATTGAAATAACACCACTTGCTACAGTTGTTCTAACGTTATAAGTACCATTAACCAATTGCTTATCTCCTGCATTTTCAGGAGCTACGCCATCGTTTGCTGTTAATCTAATTAATCCCATAATTTCTTATTTTTAAATATTTATAAAAAGCAGGGCAGCGAACCACCCTGCTAAATTAGTTATTATACAGTTGACTTGAACAATACGAAGTTGTTAGCCGCTTGTACACATAAACATCTTTCAGATAAGAAATGTACTTCCATAGCATCAAGATCAGAAGTGTATGCACCACCAACAGAACCAGTGATCCAAGACTTCATTCTTCTATCATCTGCTTGAGAAGCTCTATATCTTACGTGTAAGAAAGGACGTCTGATATTTTGACCAAGAATTTGATCATAAACAGTTGAAGTTCCAGCAGGAACTAAAACACCATCGATATCCTCAGTTAAACCTCTAGTAGAAGCATCATTAAGATATTTCCAATCAGTTTTGTAGAAGTCATAAGAACCTCTTCTAAAACCAGAGAAACCGAAGTTTAACGCCATTTCAGCTTCGTTATCGAATAAACCGTAAGAAGCAGCTTGAGTAGAAGCGTAACCTCCACCTGCCATAGCTCCAATCATGTCGTCAAAATCAAGAGCTGTTCTTCTTGATAAAAATAACATGTTTTCTTCTATAGCACCTTGCTTATCTAAATGTTTAAGGATGTCGTCAAAATCAGCCATCGCACCAGCTCCAGGAGCAGCAGCACCAGCAAAATCATTATAAACATTTCCTCTTTCTTCGATAGCAGCAAACATACCTTCAGAACCTTCTAAGGTTGCGAACCCAGCACCAGCGGCATCAATTGTAGATGCAGCAGCTACTTTTTCCGCTTCAACCATAGACATTTCTAAATAATCTTCAAATCTCAATCTTGTTTCAGATTCAGCTTTTAAATACCAGAAATACCCAGAAGTACCGTCTTCAGTAGCAACTTCAACCCAACCAATTTGAGCCGTGTCAGAACCGTTAACTAAGTACTTGTCTTTAAGTATGATTGGTTTATTGCTAAACTGAGTAAATTCAGGTTGAATAGCACCTATCATGCCTTCTCTACCTTTTTCAAACTCAGAACCATAAACAAATACCTTAAGACCAGTAGTGCCAGTAGCCCAAGTAGAACTAAGATCAGCAGCAGTATAAGGTCTAACACCTAAAGTAGTAGTAGCCGAATCATATACGTTGTCAATAACAAGACATTTAACCGTAGATAATCCATCAGAAACTACAATAGTTTGGTTTTGTCTAATAGCTACATTTGTATTCCCAGCAGGAAGAGTAATTACTAGATTTGAATTACCACCAGCAACAGCGTCAAATTCAACGTTGTCGTATGCTACGTGTAATCTATTTTGTTCAGACCAAACAACTTGATCAGATGTCATAGGCATTTCAGCGCCTACCATTCTTAAGAATGCAGATACAGTTCTATTACCATATCTTTCAACCTCAGCTTCGTAAAGCTCAGGTAAATATTGCTGCGCAAAGTTTCCACCAGCAGCATCAGTAAAACTTAAATAGTTAGTTACTAACGCTTGTTGGCTTTGAGCAGGAACGATTGATGCGGGAAAAGACCCGCCTGTTGCAAAACTCATAATTTATATTTTTATTTGGTTTTTTTAATCCTCAATTTTAATGAGTCACTATCTACACCACTTATTGCTTTTACTTTTAAACCGTTAATATAAACATCACCATTAGACGTAGTCCTTGGCTCGTTACTTATATTCTTAGATTTAGCTACAATGTCTTTAGTAGCATCGGCTTTGCCTTGCTCATAAAAATGTTTAGCTATTGTATCAGCGTTACGTGCTGCATAGAGAGCTTTGTGATAACCAGCGTAATCGGATATATTGCCTTCCTTGTTTAAGAACTTCTTAATGAAATTACTCATATCACTTTGTACATCTGCTACTTCACTTGGGTTTTGGACACTATATCTAAATCTTTTTTCACCAACATTGAAATCAAAACCTTCGAATTCATCGGTGAAATATTTTTGAGTCGTGTTTCTAAACCATTCTCTATTCTTGTTAACCCTCTTTTGGTCCTCATTATATCTGTTGAAAAAGTCCATAGCTTTTTGTTGTTCTTGCGTAATACCAGGTCGAGATTTAATCTCTTGATAGTATTTATCTTTAAGATCAGTTAAAAAGTTTTTGGCTTTAGCAACTTCTTCTTTGTACGCAAGTTTTTTCTTACGTATTGTTTTTTCGTCATCATAATCTTCGTCAAATTGAAAATTATCTTCTATGATAAAATCAATTTCTTCAGCATCAAGATGAGCTTTAGTATTTTTATAATACTCTTTTAATAATGCATCATCACTAACATTTGAGTAATCTGCATTTAGTCGAACATAATCCTCAATTGTACCTCCAGTTTCGTTCATGAAGTTTACTAAACTCTCAACGTTCTCTGGCAAGTTTAATTGTGGATTCTCTTCAATTTCTTTATTAATGTTTTCAAGAGTTGTTGTTTCACTAACATCTTCTTCTTTAATCTCTTGTATTACATCTATTTCTTCTTTTTTACCCTCTTCGGAAGGTTTTTCTTGTTTGGCGTGTGTTTCTCCCACTTCTTGCAATCCCACCTTGCTCTCTTCCCTTGTCTCTTCGCTTTGCTCATCAGACTGTAACACAATCTTTTCTGCGACTGGCTCTTGAACGGCATCTTCTTCTTTTTTAGATAAATCTATTTTTGTAACGTGCTCTGCTTTTTTGTTAGTTAATTTCTTTGGTTTCTTTTTAACCTTTAAGCTTTCTGATTTTTCGTCTACTATTTTTTCTTTTTCTTCTGACATGATATAATATTATAAAATTAATAACTAAACACCAAAGCTGTCTAAATCCAACATAGGTTGATCGTCACTAAAATTCTTTGGTGGTAACTGTTTGTTTCTTTGTTCTATCAACTCGCTTTGTTGAGTTGCTTGTATTTTGGTTCTTTCGTCTTTTCTATTTTCTTTTTCTTTTTCAAAGTTGGCTTTAGCTTCATTCTCAACTCTAGCTAAATCCATTTTCAACTTATATTCCATTTGAAGGATACGCATTTTTATTTCAGCTTCTTGTTCCATTTTCTGGATATCAAACTGAGATTTACCTTGCTCAATTTGTAAAGTAGTTTGAGCTATAGCCTCTTGTTTATGGACTTCATTCATAGCCGCTCTTTCTGCCTGCTCAGCATTAGCTTGAGCTTGAGCTTGAATATTAGCTTGTTGTGCTTGTTGATCTTGAGCAAGCTTTTGTGATCTCCTCTTTTTTAATACTTGATTTGCTAATTTTAAATTCTTTATTTCTCTTATATCTATAGCGTCTTCTAAGTATATTTGACCGCTCTGTAAAGCCACTTGTATATTTTGCTCTATTAATTGTCTTTCTTCTTCGTCTGGTTCTAATTCTAAAAATATTCCGAAATCATGAAGATTTAAACTCGAAAGCTCTTCTAATGTATGTACATTAAATCTAGATATACTTGATTGTATAGATTCTCTTAGTGTAGGAAAAGCTAAACAATCTGCTATTCTTAAAGCTATATTCTCGCAAGTTCTTAAATTTAAGTAAAGACTTCCTTGTAATACATGTTTAGTTGCAGTGTTAGAGTTAGCTGCTGCTAATTTTTGTAAACCAACAAGAGAGTCAGGATCTGGCATACTACCATCTCTAGCCTCATTTAAACCGGTAACATCTCTTATTAATTGTAAATAGTATTGATACGTACTTATTAGCGACTGTATTTTACCACCACCATTTGAGGTTTGCATTTCTTGTATAGGAACTTTACCTGGATTCATATCGCCATCCTGCGTCATAGATCTACCTATGATACTACCAGTTTGAAAATACATATTTAATGCCTCGGCTGGATTGTAGTTAGTACCGTTACCAAGATCAACTTCAGCTAAACCATCTGCATCAAGATAAACACCATCAGGTACCATTCTTGATAATACTTGTTGTAGTTTTAAATGAGTTATTTGGATCATATCCGCAAAACTCATCATTCTACTTACAAGAGATTCTATCCTGCCCTTATACATTCTTGGAGCACAGATATTATAATTCATTCTAACTTTAACAGTGTTAGCAAAGGGTCTAGTCATATTTTCAGCTAGCTTCCACTCTAGCATATCATCAAACCCTAATATCTTAGCTCCACTGTATAATACTTCTATTGCTCTATCTATTTTTTTAAACCCATCAGCTTCTGGTGGATTAAACGTATCTTGCTTTTCTAATGCTTTTTCTAAACCAAATGGAGTTTGTTTTATTTTCCACGTTTGGTTAGTATATGTTTTGTATTCAAAAAATAATACCTGAACTGTATTTTGATCAGCTCTACCATTCCAGTTTCTAAGGTAATTATTATTACCTGGGTATTTCTGTATTCTCTCTATTTGCTCAGGCGTTAAATGAGGAAATCTTTTTACTAACTCTGGTATTGTTACCGACTTAACTTCCCCAACATAATACATATCTTCAAAGTTTGGATCTTCTGTATATGACCAAACTAAATTAGCTGGATCAACATACTCAACTTTTATCCCTTCAGACGTATTAAAACAAGTTTTAACAGCTGCAATACCCAATACAGTTAAATCGTAATTTAATCTTCTTTTTGTTAATTCAAATTTATTTCTATCAAGTATATCCGTAATAACTTCCTCTTCTGCTATCTCCACAGCTTGTTTAAAATTCAACTGCATGTGAACCGAAAGTTCATCTTCAGTTAGAGGTGTATCGTCTGATTCTGGAACTTCAGATATATCTATTCCAGCTTGAGCTTGGACTTCTTTTATATATTCTCTTTGTACTATATTCCTATGCAACATTTCCGCATAGTTAGTTCTTTTCTTAATAGAAACGGGATCTTGAGCATAAGCCTTTATGTCATACATCCTATCTGACATTCCGTTAACAACTATATCTACAAATTTCGGTATTATTGGAACAGGTTTCCAATCTAAGTTTAAATAAGATAAGTCACCATTTATTGATAGTTCGTCTTTATACTTTTGAACCGACTGCTCTCCTCTAGCATATAATCTTCTTTGATGGAAGTCGTTATAGTAAGTAGAAAACCTACTACCGTACCTATTATATGATCCATTGTTATTATTGCCAAACCACTCATATTCTATAGCTTGTCCAACTAATTTACCATACTCTAATGTTTGTTTCTCTACATCTGGTACTACCTGATCAGGAAATGAACTGTTTGAATTAGTATAAATCATTTATTCTATTATTTTTGATATATCGCCTTTATTGTCATACTTTTTAATACCTAAGTTTATGGTCTTAGTTGTTCTATCTGCCGTAGGTTTATACAGATTTCTATTACAAGCCATTATCGCCAAGCCAGAACTTATAGACGCATCATGCTTAGTTCTTTTAGTTATGTCAAACCTAGCCCAATCATCTAATGTCCTTTGAAAATACATTGATCCACAGATACCATCTATAAAGCCAACGTTATTTTCTATATAAGATTCAATCGCAGCCGCGTGAGCTTGTTTAATATCTTCACTTGAATTAGGTATACCACCTATTTCTTTTTCGGTTACTGACAATTTATTCCAAACTTTATCTGGTCTATTCATTGCGTATTTTCTATAACCACGTCTTTTTAAATGATAAAGTAATCTTGGCTTGTTGTTTTCAACTAATATAGGCATTCCATAAAAAATACAAGCCATAAGTACATCTTCAAAAAATATTTCAGCAGTTTGCGGTCTTGCAATATACTCTAAAAAAAAGTGACTTGGAGGGGCGTCTTCCATGCTGAATTTAGTTAATCCATGTAAAGAACCGTTTGAACCTCTACCATCTACAGTGCCGCTTATGTCGTACGGGTCACAGCCAAAAGCTCCAACGTGTTCATTACCTGGATATTTGATTCCATTTTTAATGATCACTCGATTTTGTAAATTTTTAGGTGGAACCCATGATACTAAAAATCTTCCGTTATTGTTTGGTTGGAAAATAACTCTAGTGTCTTTTATACCATTCTCCCATTGAAAACTTCCTTTAGTTATATTAGCAGCATTATTTATGCCATCATTGTAGTCTATCTGTTCATATATTTTTACCAAATTAAACAGACTCTGCTTTGCTTCATCTCTAAAAGCGTGGTTTTCAGTTCTGGGAAATTGTCTATAAAATTCATTTAATCCTTCTTGATCATTCTTTAAACCTTCAGCTTCATTGTCCCAGTACTCTATCACCCCAATTTTTATAGGTATTTCATCTATACCCATTATAGGTTTTTCAGGTGTATCAAAAACTGGTAAACCATGAACGTCTATATAACCTTCATAATTCCACTCCATTGGAATAAATAAAGAGTATAAACCAGACTTCGTTTGACCATTCCTGTTTCTGTTAGTAACGTCGGAATTATAGTATATATCTTTAAAGTTTTGACCACCTTTATCTAAAGCGTTAGATGTTGAACCCATCATACACTTACCTATAATTCTTCTACCTAATCTTAAACAAGTTTTAGTTACTTTCCAGTTATTCTTAATATTGTCAGGTCTCTCCCATTTACCACTTTCATCGTGAGCTAATAGTTTTAGTTTTTCACCATCGTAACTATTATCTCCAGTATTCTTCCAATCTATCGTAGTATCGAGTCCATCAAGTTCTTCAAGTTGCTCTCCAGTATCGAGTTTTCTTCTGGTGAGTTTCGAAGCTGGAACTCTGTATGCCAGTTCTGTTTTAGGGCGATCCATACCATCTTGTATGGGCTTGAAGAAAAACGGATAATTAACTGATATGGGTACGACCTTA